AATCATATAGTTGTGGTAGATATTGTATCAACGCGTTTCTCCACATTGTATTAGTTGGGACATCGGTCAATCCATAACCAACATAAAACAACTCTTTAATTATAACATCACCACCAATTCTTAAATCAACATACCAAGTACTTTGAACTGAGTTCTGAATACAATCATTCAATGTTAATCCACTTTGGGCTAACATATTATTCACTCTATTTGATAATATACTACTAAAATTACTAACATCAACATCTCCGTTTAACCAAGGATATATATTAAAATCAGTATATTCTGTTGTACATGTATAATCAAAAATATTTGATATTATAAAACATGGTTCGACAGGTACAGGCACAAATTGACACCCTCTTTGTCTTCGATAAACAAACTTCTGTCTTTGGAATATTGAGTTTTCCATTCTTACCCCCGTATTCCATATTGTTGTTGCAGGAATCATTTGTTCCACCAACTTCATCCAAAAAGGACCAATACCATTTACATAATCAATTAATTTCTGATAGGTATATTTGTTATTAGGCAATCCAACGGTACTTTCTGATTCAATATATTTCCAAAAAATTGATTGTAGTGTTGGATAACCCCCTGTCTTTCCGTCAGTAATGTACTGACGGTTTCTAACATTAATCATATTCTCCCAAAAAGTTTGAGAGAATTCAAAAAAGGTTTTCTTTTTTGGCTGTGGGTTAACAAAAGTTGAATCAACACCACCAGGTACAGGATATCCAACTGTTAATCCTGATTCAGGAATTGGATAGTCATATCTTCTTGATTGAGTCCAAACATCATATACTAAACCCTGTGCAGGATTTAAGAAAAGGTCTACGTTTTTAACATTCAAAACTAACTTTTCATTATCAACAAAATAGTATGCGTTGTAATCCGCGGTATTTGAAACTCTTATTCTATCATCCTCCGCTAACCAAGACTTATTATTATCAACCACCTTTCTAAGTTTGAACCCTTCCGTCATATATGGGAAGTCTCTGAATCTATTTAGATAAAGTTGTCCATAACTAAATGGCGTTAATTGCGTTTGAATATTGAAATTTTGTCCTGTAAATACCTGACCTGTGACAGTGACTTCGTCAGGGCTTCTATGTGATGGAGTTGATTCATACCAACCCGCACCCAACTGAAAGAAATAACTTTCAGTATTAACAGGTGCCTTTGGAAATCCTTCCAAATCTACAGGGTAATCATCCAATCTTGTTGTTACATCTTGATATGTATTCGTGGAAGTAAAGGCACTAAAAGTCTGTCCTTTTATTTTATAAGTCGATCCAGGAATAAAACCTGGTGTACTCTCAACATATGTTCCTCCTGAAATTGCCGCCCACTGAACACCAAATTGGTCCATATTTATTTTTTGGTCAGCCAAATAAATGTGTTCATTGAACTCTATTAAAGAATCAGGGGCCCCAATTAACCTTAACATGAATTCAACAGACCTTCTTGTCCCTTTTGATTTGAACAAATAAGATGCGTTCAAAATTAAATTACGATAGAACGCGTAGTTTAATTCTGTTGGTGTTAAGGCTCTAGCATATCCAGGATATGTTGGAGTTGATGTATTTCCAAACACCGAACTTAAGAAGTCCTCATTTGTTATTGGTGAAAAGTTTGAACTCCATCCAAGTGTTTGTGCCAAGTTAACCAAAAGTTGAGATGGAATATCATTTGATGGGTTATAACTAACTGAATTCATATACGCTAATGCGTCTATGAACTGTTTGATTTGGTCAAAACTTCTACCATAAATTTGAAATATCTTTTCAACTTTTTGTCCTAGTGTATCAAATTCTTTTAAGGAATCAGTTACCAAAAATCTTGAAATTAAATTTGTTTTGAATGAATCTAAATTAATCGCAATCGCTTCAAGTTGGGTTAAATAATTTTCAAATAAAAATGATTTAATATCTAAATTCCAAGTTCCTTCTTTAGGCCATGTAACTTGTTGATAATCTGTAAAAAATTGTCCCGCCTCATTCTGTTGTGGAACTTGAAATATTGCAGTATATTCAGGTCTGATAAGTCTGTTCAATAGAAATTTTTGTACCTCATCGAAATCTTCCGCAAATATTCTGTCGACAACAAAATCATTTGGTCTTACTTGAAATCCCTCATTAGTTGTAGTCGCAGTTGTACCAAATGGCGCACCTGATACAATAAATTCAATAAATCCTGTTGATAATGTTTGTGATGGAGTGAATGAAATAACATTAAATATGTTATCATTAATAGCAATACAATAATCCAAGTATGTATTGTATAAATTTCTATATGGAGAGACCGTAATCTCCCTTACTGATAAGTTTGTTGTTGCACTTAATGAATAATCAATATCAAATGGGTTATTGATTCTACTAGTGTCTATTCTGAATGTAGTTTCATTTAATGTTGAGTCAAAAGATATATTAGTTGCCGTCGCACCCGTAACAAAATCCGAGTTATTGAACTGTATGTCCAAAGATGCTGGAAATCTATGGATAATTTCGGTAATTGAAACTTGAAATCTCTTACTTAATGACCCATACATTGAAAAGTTTAGAACCTGTGAGACATCATAGTTCGGATATACTCTGAACTGTGTTGCCATTATTCTTCTACTCTCAGCTAAATCAGTAATATTTAGCCCCTCCAAACTTATAGGTTCAGAGAATGCTCCTACATTAAAGTCTCTAGTTACTCTTTCTGTAACCGAAGTTGTGAACTCAAAGTTACCTTGCGTAAGTCCTCCTCCTTCAACTGTTTGTAATCCTACAATATTGTCAGAGAAGGTTGCTGCACCACTACCTGGTCGTGGTGGGTAAAAAAATTTGGTAGTACTTTGAGTCGTAGCCATTAACTAGTTATATTTGTAAAGTTTTTACTGAAATCAATATTATTACCTCGACTTTGTCTAACCTCATAAAGAAGAGCATTGAATTGGTCTCTAATTTCGTATAGGTTGTATTGTCTATATATGTTATCGTTAGAGTCGTAGATAGTATAGATACCATCATCAATAGACTTGGTTTGATTACCATATAGAGCAATAGCAAGAGAAGAAATATCGTACTCAACCATTTCAATCTCAATAGATATTGGATTGAAGAAGGTGTTTGAAATAATAATATCTTGGTCAGGCTGTCCGATGTATGGAGTTGCGTTTGGTTTGTTTGTTGGCGATGAAGATGGTGAAAGAGTTAAGAATATCAAATTTGAGTTTCCTTCAACATACCTATATCTTATCGCCTTTTGAGTTGTATTAACTTCATTTGTTACAACAGGTTCACAGAAGAAGCTTGATGTTACAACTCTGAAGAAATTAGGAATTTTTGACCCATCAGGATTTAGATATTCGACTCTAAATCCAACCAATCCTTGTGGAACAAATTTATTTTGATATTGTGTCGGCACATCAGAAACGTCAATTATAATACCTTTCACGTTTGGTAATGCACTTAATACACCACAATCACTAATTACCGTTCTAATCTCTGCAGGTCTAATATATAAAGTGTAAATCCCCAACGCGTTGAACTGATTTGCGGGTAGTGTTAAATTATAAAGTCCTCCCAAAACTTCAACACCAGCATTCCCCCCTGTTTCGGAGTTTGCAAAGTAAGGCCTTAATATTGTTTGTGCATCCAACTTTGTTAGGACAAACTGGTCTGTCACATCCCTTGTGGGTGTGTAATTCATAATGATATCAACATCCGCTGGTGAAACATCTGAAGGTCTTATTGTACCGTATGAGCCGATTGCCATATTCTCTTATTTAATTTATAAATACTTTATTTCCTTTTTTCAATTAACTCTTTCTTTATTAACTACGTTGAAAAATCCATATCCATAGTTAATCATATCCCCCAAGTTATCTACTTCACCTAATCTCATTACTCTTTCGTAAGCACTATTTTTTCCTCTTTCTACGAATACATTGGTTTGTATTTGTGCTTGGTCAATTACTTTGAGTAAAACCTCATCTTTAGTGATTGGTTGTGCGGTTAAATTATTCGATGTTAATCCCGATGATTCTTGGAAGAATATTGTGGTTCCATCATTATAATCATAGTAATGAACTCCAGTAATTGTATAGGCAGTGTACACAGGATTTATATCTGATATTGCACCCCATATTTGTCCATAACTAATTACGGGTACACCAACTTGGAACTTTGGGCTACCATATAATGCCAATTCATTTACTCTAGATTTTGTATTTCCCGAAACCATAAATGGAACTGTAACATAATTGTTTGAAGTTTGTGCCGAAACTACGTTCACCGCATCTCCCGAAAAAATGTAATCGTAAGATACAGGTGTCCCAATCCAATTTCCTGTGGAGGGGGCAAAAAACGCTTCCCCCTGTGGGTTATAAACTACAACATCAGTAAATGGAACATTGATTGTTTTAGATACCTTTGTTATACCCCAAGGATTAGTTTGTTCCAAAGTTATGGTATATTGTTTGGTTGCAGTAGGATAAGTATGACTTATTGAATTGGGGGCATAAGTTGTTATGGTTTGTTTCGGACTTCCATCCCCCCAATCTACTCTATACACCGATAACTCCAAAAACTTTTGGAACTCATCCGAAGTATTGTAAACATTCCATACGTATGGATTAGTTGTTGTTGAAGAAAATAGAAAGTTCGTTACAACATCTTTTTGTAACACCGCACCATCAAATGGACTATAGTATCCCGCATCAACCGCAGTTTGTCTTAATAAGACGTTTACAGATAACCCAGTTAATATTGAAGTCCCATTTGAACCTGAACTAACAACTTGTGTCATTGCAGAATAAACACCAACAGGAGTCCCTTGGTAATTTACAACAGACAAATCTCCTTTGATATTCTCAGGTGAAACTATGAATCTATAACTATCCTGTGACATTATTGTGGTGGATTTACATACTCATACCATTTTATGGGGATATTGGTCCCCACCCTTTGTCCACTAGTATTAAACACTTGGTAAGTCTGTGCTTCATAATCAAGTTTTACGGTATAGTAGAAAAACTGTGTATTATCAAAATAATACTTATTATTTCTACTTAAATTGACTTGGGGTCCGTTAGTAATATCGATTGGATTCGATCCTCTACCTGTCATCATTTTTGTGAATTGTCCCGTCTTCGCATTAAAAAACTTAGCGGTCATAAAAAATGTATTTATGTTAAGAAAATTTCGTTTCTTCAACCAATACACAAAAAACCCTTCTTTATCACCAACATAATCCAAAACAAATTGAGGTTTTCTAATGTTAACCAACGTTCTTTGCATTTGAGTTTCCATTGTCAAACCTTGTTGTGTTGGTAATATAATTGTCAAATAATTCGTTTGTTGTTTTTCATCAGGAGTATCATAGAAATCCAATTTGAAAAACGAGTTAGCAAATACATTCTCGTAATAATATACTTCTTGTGGAGTAAATCCTTCACTTAAATAATCGATTCTCCAATTACTTGAATCATCAAGAGACCCTCCAGAATAAAAGTAAAATTCGTAATTAATTAAGGTATCATTTGTAGTGCCTGTGGCGGGGGCGTGGGCAAATCTTGAAACTTCAAAATCTCTTCCTTTACCTATAACATCTCTAATGGCCTTCTCCTCATACTCATCAATAGCCAAATCTAACCCCAAATAATCCCACTTGAGTTCAACAGGAATGTTGATTTGTTTGTCAACAAAGCCAGTTTGTTTAATTACAAATTTATTCACACTCATCAATTAGTGGTTTAATTGCAAAATCAAATCCATCAAGATTATCATTATAATTTATTCCTTCAGGTATCAATCTGAAAATAACTTGGGTATATGGATATTGTGCCGAATTCAAAAATGGATAATTAACCCCACGACGTAAGTTGTCAATAAACCCATAGGTATAAATATCCCTCCATCTGAACTCTTGGTCTGCGGTAGAATAAAATGCCCAACTCGGTACATTATCAATTAAACCCAATTCAGCGGTCTCTATATAATCCGAAAAAACTTTCAGAACCATAGTGTTATGTGGTTTATAATAATAACCCGGTGAATTGGTTGAAAAATTATTCGTAGTCTGAAAAACCTGTTGGTTAAACTTTATCTTATGATAGTATGGCGATACTACACGTTCAACTTGCTCATAATCATTCCACTCACAAAAATCACCATCCATAACATCTCCAGGTTTCAAATCTGTGTTGTAATAGAATGTCTTTGTTGCACCATTGGTGAGAGTATATGCCGAAACTGGTATACTTGTGTTTGACCTTTGATTATTTAAGTCCCACCAAGGATTCGGAGTTTTAGATAAATTAAATTCCCACCCTTGTTTCAACCCAACTCCGTTGAATGATTGATTAAAATATCCTGAATAACCCTTATTAACAATAGTAAGACTTATTTCATTCAGTGGTCTTTTTTGATTATCCAAAAAACCCGCAAAGTCTAAATCATAGTTAGATGTTACATCATACGCATTACTACTGGATTTTTGAGATATTCTTGTAACATTGTTTGGAGTTATAGAACTATATTCCAATTTCTTTTCTTCACCAAATACATTTTTTTCAAATCCAGCCTTAGTAATCGCAAGGTCAGTAAGGTTAGTTAAGACCTTATATTTCTTAACATAATATTTAGATCTTGTTTCAGTTAAGTTGTCAGGGTTAATTACCCTCCTAAACGTTCCAATCGTACCATTACTAAATGTCGCACCTGTAAATCCAATGTTAAATAAATTGAAAACATGTGTACTACTTCCAAACAATCCATTACCAATGGAATATACCTGAAATATATTAGAACCCCTATAAGTTAAAGATAACTCAACGTATTCTCCTGTAGTTAGTCCATGAGGAGCAACACAGACAAATGAAACTAGCCCATTACCATTCTGTGTAGTGTTCCTAATTGAGAATGGGATTCCACTAGACGCTATCCAATTGACATCATTATTTGTTGTCGAGTAATATGTTAATTGTCTATTACTATCATTCTCATACGGATATGTTAAGTAATACATCCAATTATAAGTGTAGGCACTTTTTGCTTTGTACTGAAAGTGATTGTCACCTACATTAGGTCTATAAAAATCAAACTCATAATACTGAGGAAACCCTCTCCATATACCACTTTGTTTTGAAGAGATTGGGTCAGTATAATAAAGATTATATTGAAACGGCAAATAAGTTGTAGTACCAGTATAGGTATTATCATACAAATACGTGACCTTGAATGTTGGTCTAAATATCGTACTTGTCTGTCGCTCATCATCATAAATCTGAGCCAAATTCAAGGTCGAAGTCCTATCATACTCAGTGAGTTCTTGACTCTGTTCCTGAAGCGTTACCGAAAGTTCCTCATCTATTGATGGGGCCCCTTTATATCTAAGTCCACTCGGTATTATTGTATACTTATTCATCTACAGAATACTTTGTTTTGAATTTATCCAAAGCGGTTTGTCCGACAATAGTTCCAAAATAAAATTGGAATGGTGCTCCAACCACAAATTTTTGTTTCAATGCTCCCGTTGCAATATATTGACCATTACCAACTGTTCCATTGACATTGAATATATATCCACGTGCGTTCAAATCATTAGATTCTGAATTGTTACTCCAAAAATACTGAGTATCAGATGCATATCTATCTAAAGACTGATATCTTACATTTTGTACAATATCAGAGGATGAAGTTGCCCAACTATTATATTGATTGCCGAAGATAAGATTAGTATTATCTAATCTCCACTGATAGAAAGGAACCACCTGTGATGTTATACTATAAGGGTATGGATAATAACCGATATCGTCGGTACCTCTGAAATTTATTCTACCAGGTGTCAGATAATCTTTAGTTTGTAAATCTTCTGTAGTTGATGAAAACCACACAGCCATCGTTGGATACTCAGCAGTACCTAAAATTTGTGTAGGTGGATTAGTGTCACCAGATAAAACATCATAATATTCTGGTGAAAAATTAATATTTCCAATTTCACTATTAATTGACAACAGTTGAGCAAGGTCTCCGTCTATTCTTCTTTCAGGTCTCGAAAATAATTGATTAATGGAGTTATCTCCTGCAGGTATTAATTGTTCTAAGAAATTTTCATCTGTAATTCTTGATATTACAAACAAATTAATCAAATCAGAAGTATCCCCATAGCTTGTTGGATTTATGTTAGGTAATATAAATCCTCGAGTTGTAGGGTCAAAAGTTATTTCAGAATAGAAATAATCTTTCATTCCCAAATTTATGATAGTAGTGGGATATAATAAGTTCAAATCATTAATACCTCCATCTTGTTTGTTTACTATTTTTCCAACAAATTTGTTTGTTGTAAAATTGTATGGGCTACTTCTATAATAGAAGTTGTTACTATCCCGATTATAATACACCACATCTTCACAGAACCGAACCTGACCGACTTTATTTTGTCTATTATAAAAAGTATCAACTTGTATTGGAAAGAAATATAATGAACCGTTAATCCAATTGTTCATAAATGATTGGGAAAGTACTCCTCTACAAAGACCATAGAAAAATCTAAATCTGTACCCCCACTCATTAAAGTTATTTATATCTTTACCTAAATCCGCCAATGGTCTTCGTAAGAACATATAACAACCTTTTTCAACCGCATCCTTTGTAGTACACTCTTGATTAACCTCAAAAGTATTTCCAAATCCTTGGTAACAATCCAACCCAACCATATTTTCACAATTAAACGATGATAGTACAGTTGTATAGTTCGGTAAACCTTCCAAGTCTGCAGTAGGAATCTCTGCTCCAAGACTATATGGCGGCAAACCTATTGATGGATCCAATTCAGGTATACCATAGAATATAAAGTTATTATTCTGTTGTAATAAAGCCGGATTGGTTTGCCACGAACTTCCATTAAGTGCGTCCGATGATGGCAATCTATCAGTTCTCATCACATTAATAACTTTAGATGAAATTGACATAGGATTAGCCGACAACGAAGGATAAGCATTTGGTGTAAAATATTGATACTGCACATCCCTATAATTAAAATTAACAGCAAGTAATACTGAAATTAAAGCTCCAATCGCAAAAATACCAATAACAAAAGGAAATAAAAATGGAATGGATGCCAATGGTAATATTGAAGCCGATGAACCTAATATCACCGCAGATAGAGGGTTTAAGGAAAATGCCGTTATATTTGAGAATATGTAAGAAGCCCCCGAAACATCTTCAGACGAATCGTATTTTGCAGAATTTTGGTTTGGAGAATAAAAATCATTATTGGTTCTACTAACCATAGCGGTTACCCCTCCCATATTTTCGGTTTGTAGTCTGCTTATGTTAGAGTTTGCATCGATACTTCCATAGTAACCAACAGTAGATGTTGTAAATCCTGAAAAATCATTACCAGGTGTAAAAAAATATGAAGGATAAAACATTCCATTCTGATTGAATGGTTGAACTGATATGCTAGTTTGGGTTAATTTCTGTATTGGAATATTCAATCTGGTTTGAGCCGTTATAGTCAAATCCGTGTCATCAATATTTTTTCCAAAAAGCCTTCCAAGTCGGTATTCATTTGTATATTTTGGAGAATATGGGTCAACTCCCCTTTGTAGAATAAGAATATATTGATTTTCAATGTCACTAAACGCATCCAAAGGACTAATAAGAAAATCATTATCATTTCTACGATATCCTCTAAGTCTTTTTTTAGCCAAAATTAATCGTGATGGTGCGGCTAATACATTTGGGAAGGTTTCTAACTCACCTATATTCCATATTTTAATGGCGTCAGCCACCGTGATTGCAGTAACAACTTGGAAATATTCTCTGTCTTGAGGATAAACTTGTCTTGACACAGTACTTCCCGTAGGTAATGCGTATAAAACAGTTTGTTCAGTAGTTTGTGTTACAGCATAATTGACGTTAACCGATGTCGCTTGTTGAATTGTTGTTCCAGTAATTCCATTAACGACTCCATTAACAGTTTGAGCAGTATATAAAAAGTTTCTGTCTGTTGTGGTGCCAGGATTTACTGAGGTTAATAATTGGCCCGATTCATATGTCTGATTAGATAGTACTGTTATTGTATTGTCAAAGTGAAATTTACCTAAGTTTGAATCTTTTGCAAAAGTGACTTTTATTTTATTAAGGTTATCAAAATATGATGGTCTCGTATTAAATATATTAATACGTTCTCCAACAGTTAAACTTTCAGAAAAAGCGAAGTGTTTGTCTTCATCGGATTCATCAGATAAAAATCTAACTACAGATGACTTTGGTGTCTTGAAAATATTCAAATCAGTTACAGAATCATTGTTTCCCGCAATTGCTTGCGCAAAAATACCAGACTTTACTTGAACATCTTCAGATGGAGTACCATCAGCCCCGAAAATAGACTCTAATCCCTGTACATAACTTTGGGGAAATGAAACATATGACAAAACCCCTGACGTACCACCTAATAATGCTTGTGAATCCAATTGTGTCTCGTTACAAGAACATGATTGACAATCAGGGTAAGTAATCATTGGTAGACGTATTGTGAAATTTTTTGTTTCACATTTTATGTTTAACACGTTACAAATAAATGCAAACGGTCTTACCTTGATTACAGGAATTTCCACTCCACATAAGAAACATAAGGCTTGAATTACAATAGTGTAAATACCCAAAAGTAAGTGAGCATTTATCAAAATAACTAATCCAACAAACTGAATTACCGTGAATAATATTGAAAATAAAAAGTATAACAAATCAAAGTTTTTGAACCCATCATTAACAGGAAACTTGTTAATAGTACTATCACAACTGTCATCATCAATTTCTTTTATCCCAATAAATCTACCTCGCCCATCTCCTTTTTTATATTGGTCAATTAATGATGATACCGTATAAACTCTGTTAAATTGAAATTCATAAAAAGTATCTTCGCAGTCAATGATTTCATTTAATCTATCTATCTGTTCTGATCCGGTAAAACCATTTGTATATCCACTCCAAGCCAAACCAAAATAATAAGAACTTTCTTGAAGTTTTTTTCTTGTTTGGATTGTTGAATTAGTCGGATCTGTTGTGGAATTCTCCCACCCATATTCTTTTACGTTAGGTACCAAATAACTTGGCCTTCTAGTTTGTATGGTTAAATCGTTCGCTTGTGACCATTTTACTTTGAATCTGTACTTACCTTTAGTTGGTATGCCGAGAGTAGAATCGTTAGACAAAACTCTTTCTCCAAATTCATTTGTCACAACATAGTCCAAATTCATTGGTAATTCTGTTAACCAAGTCCCATCTCCATCAATTACATTACCTGCTTGTTCCAACTCATACACCTCTAGTACAGGATTACCGTCTTCATCTTGTTGTGTAGTCTGTCTTATCGTTAATATTTGACCAGGTCCTGAAGTAAGCCCACACAAATTACCCATATTATCTTTGGGTTTACAATTTCTCCTTATTCTAAATTTATCAGGAGAAGAAAACATTGACCCCATAAAAACTGAGGTTGGCTGGATATCGACGTTGGCGTCGTCTCGTAAATCAAAATCTACTCTATTGATTGATATGTCACATATTTCAGGATCTCCCCATAAAGGAGAAATTTCAGCATTTTTAATTAGATTAATAATTTGAGGTAAGGAATTCAAATCAGTAGACGACCTAAATTTATTCCCCGCAACTTGCGCTTCAGTTGCTAAACCCATTCTAATTAAATCTTGTGGTGTTAAGGAGAACTCACCTATATCTGAAAGGTCAACATCCATCACAATGGTTCGTTCTCCAAGCGGAACTCCCATTATCATATAGTCTCCGCTATCATTTGTTCTAGAGGTGAACCTATAATACTTGTCGTAGATTTCTACGGCAGTGCTTCCTGTTAGAACATCAGATTTTGAAGGTAGTGTGCCTGTTGCGGAGTGTTTTGAATATGATGGTGTATAAGGAAGTAAATTATATCGATATCCATCATCGTTCCTATCGTTTGGAGATTTGTACGGATATATACTTGTAATTATTGGGTTTGATTCATCAACCTCTTCGATTGGAATGAATATTGAAACTCTAGCATTTGGGACACCAAATCCGTTATTTGCCGTGACTCTACCTACCAAAACACCATAGTCCGCGCAACTTCTTGAGTAGATATCCGTTTGTTGTATTTTAAGAGATAGTATTTCTAAGAACTCAAACTCTTGGTCTAATTGTACATTAATTGATTTGTTAATACCAAGTTCGGTCTTAATTCTATATGAATCACCCATGTAATATCTTTAGTTTATAAATAGTTTATGTGTAATTTTTAAGAATTAAAAACACACACATTATAAATTATAACCCAAAGCGTTGGATAATAAACCGATTATGAGAAAGTAGTGGATTGGAAATTTTGAACCGAAACCTTAATATCTTTATTTGGATATCTGATTTGGTATACCTGTGATGGTTGTGCAAAAATTGTTGAGTTGACTGGTTGAATCTCTCTTGTCTCAGGATTAGAATATTCCATAGAAGTTTCTGCGGATGAATACTGACCTCCAACATTGTTGAAAACTTTAATCCCCGAAACAGTTAAAACTCCATTTTGATTTTGAACAATACTTTGAATTTCAGATAAATAGACATTCTGTCCCAACTCCCTTACTTGAGGATTAAAGTAAGCCGCAATTCTATCCACAACATCAGCAATAACTTGACCTGAATTCTGAGCTGATGTTAAAACAATAGAGACTTCAACACTTAAATCGATAACCTCAGCCGTAAGAATAGATATATAATCATTCATCATTCTATAGTTAGAAAGATAAGTCGCAACATTTTGTTTTAAGGTATTTGATACAATATTTGTTAACTTTCCTGAAGTATCATATGATAATAATTGAATCAAAATTTTGTTGTTGTTTTCAGTAACTGAAACTTTGGCAGGTGCACCAAACTCTGATGGCATATTTCTGATAATAGACTCATAGTCTTGCACTGTAACGGCTCTTTTTTGAGCTGAGAAGTTGAATGAGACATAGTTTCTAATTTCTTCAAGTGACGGTAGCCCCGCTCCACCGATTGCTGCAGTAACGTTATTACATCTCAAAGAATTCACTACTGAAGAGTTAGTAAGTTCGGATGGTCCATTAACAAAGAAAGACACGGTACCAATCTGAGTGATAACGTTTGTACCTAAGTTAGTACCTAAACCACCACCAATTCTATATTGTACAAATAAAGTTGAGTTTGGAGTTAAAGCAGACCCTAAAGATATGTTGTTCGAATATCTCTGTAAATCTATTGTCGCACCTAATGTCGTGAATTGGTTAAGAGCATCTTGTGCAGTATTTGTACCACCACCAAAAGTTAATTTTTTGAATCCTTCAGGTGTATATTCACTAATAAATCTATTTGGTGTTTGAATATACCTACCAACTTTAATACCTGGTTGGTCAGATACTTTTGTTGGGTCTTCAATAAAAACTCGATCTTCAGCTAAAGCGTCTACCTCATACCATTTATTAGATGGTCCTAAAAATTCAGCACTTGTTGGTATGTTGGTATATTCAGTTCCACTCTTAAGTAAAACACTTGTTATACCCAACACATTTTTTTCAGGTAGAAACAATTCAAAAAATGGTTTAACATCATTTGGTGTTATAACTCTTTTGAAAACCTTAGTGATACCATTAACTACCAGCTCTCGTTTAGTAATTGTATAGTTTACTAATACGTTATTGGCATTGAAGTTAGGTATCTTAAGTCTATTAGGAAATCCTTGGGCATTGTATGGTGAAGTGAAATCAACATCATATATATTTTCAAAAACAATTCCCGCCCCTGAAACTTGTGACCCTCTAGCTAAAATTCCAAGGTATCTTTCATCTTCTTTGTCACCGAAGGCTGGTACAGTAATTGAGAAATCTACTAAAGATACTGATGGTCTTTGTCCAGGTAGTTTCAACCCATAAGTTCTTGCAATATTATATATTGAAGATCTTTGTTGAGCGTATTGTAGTACTGTTTCTTGAATACTCCTATCAATATGATAATGTAAGTTATCCGCAACCGCGGCATTCAAGTCCAAAAATACTGAGAATACAGATGCATCATTAAAATCTTGTATTAGTTCAGGATAATATGTCCTTACATAATTAAGTAACTCAGTCCTTATCCCCTGATAATCTCTAGTTGTATATGAAATTTTACGATTTGCCATCTATATTAAATATTAATAATAACAAAATCACTTTGAGCAAAAGTCGATCTGTTGTTTGAGTAATCTATTCTAATTTTTGCAGTATATTCTGAAGTACCTTTTCCTGGTAATCTGTAAATTGGAGATTCACTTGTGCCAATAGTATTTTCACCTATCATAGTATCAACTTCCTCCATTGGATCCGCTGGTGTAATTGTTATCTGATTTAATAAAAGGTTCGGCATAAATTGTTGAACCGCATCTCTTATATCTGATTGAATTGCATCAAAAGTCAAACCATCAAATGGTTCAAATAAGAATTCGTATAATCTAGTACCAAATTCAGGTAAATAATATCTACTTCCCTTCCTTGTTAAAAGTAAGTGAATTAAATCAGATTTTACCTGTTGAGACTCTAGTTGAGTAAGTTCTAAAAAATCACCTCGTCTAGAATCTCTGAATGGAAAATTAATACCATATGTAACTCCGTTCGCCATAAAGATAAATATAAGCCCCTTGTTTTTCCTTATAAATAGCCCAAAATAAAAAATCCCGATATATATCGGGATTAATTATTTAATTATGAAGAACAACCGAAACATTCGATTTCAATTCCTTCAGGTTTTGGCGGTAAATTCATACTACTATAATCAACCTTTGGAACTTCTACAACAGGTTTTGGTTTTTGTACCTTTGACATATCCAATGCTAAGTGTTTAGCACCTGTAGAAATTGCCTTTGTTCTAACATAATAACAAAGAGTTTTCAATCCTTTTTCCCATGAATGGAAATGTGATGAAGTAATCTTTGACAATGTCGGATTTGACATATAAATGTTCATCGATTGAGATTGGTCAACAAATGGTGCTCTGTCCGCCGCCATATTAATCAATTCTTTCTGTGAAATCTCCCAAATAGTTTTGTATTTTGGAATCAAGTGTTCAATCCTTTTAACTTTTTTGTTATAGTTTTTATCTTCAATATCAAGATACTGATTAAAGTTAATATTTTGAATCGACCCTTCATTCAAAATAATTTCATTTTTCAAATCCTCAGACCAAATACCAATCTTCTCAAAATCATTAATCAAGTATTTGTTCACAATCATAATTTCACCTCCTACAACTCGTCTATTGAATAGTGCTGAGTGAGCTGGTTCAGTCATTTCAAAAGAACCTGTAATCTTAGCAGATGACGCAACTGGCATCTGAGCGGTGAACAATGAATTACAAACTCCATATTCTTGAACATCTTTTTTCAATGTTTCCCAATCTAAAAATAAATCAGAATCATTTATACCCCACATATCAAATTGGAAAATACCTTTTGACATTGGAGAACCTTTGAAGAACTCATAAGGTTTTCTAATACCTTTCTTACACAAATCATTACTCTCAGTAACTGCCGCGAAATAAATTGATTCAAAGATATTCTTGTTCAACGTTTTGGCGTCGTCAGAAGTGAAAACATAGTCTAAAAGACAGAACACATCTGCTAATCCTTGTACTCCAATTCCAATTGCTCTTTGTTCAAGACCACCTTTCAGACCTTTTTCAGTAGAATAATTATTTTTATCGATAACATTATTCAAAGCTCTAACCGCTTTTCTTACTTCTTGAATTAATAGGTTGTAATCAAACTTACCATCAACAATAAAGTTTTTCAACACAATTGAAGATAAAGTACAAATCGCAGTGGTTCTTTCATCAGTATACTGATAAATTTCATTACATAGGTTAGACTGTTTAATCACACCAATGTTTTGATGGTTTGTTTTCTTATTAGCACTATCTTTAGCACATAGATAAGGAACCCCAGTCTCAATTTGAGACTCAATGACTTTACTCCAAATTTCTTGAGCCTTCACTTTACGACCAAGTCCCAAATCAACCGCTTTCTGATAATTTCTTTCATACTCATCACCATAACATTCCTGTAAAGGTTTGATGCCCGCTTTAAGAATTTCATTAGGACAGAATAAGTACCAATCTTCATTATTCTTAACCGCTCTCATGAAGTTATCAGGAATCCATAATGCTGTGAATAAGTCTCTCGCCCTCAATTCTTCAGCTCCTGTATTCTTTTTAATATCCAACAAGTCGAAAATATCTTTATGCCATGGTTCCAAATAGATTGCGGCACTACCAGGTCTTCTTCCTTGTTGATTAAAGAATCTTAGTGATTCATTAACAATCTTCAAATACTTCAACAAACCACCAGCAAATCCACCTGAAGATGTAATTCGACTTTCTTTACTTCTGATGTTAGACATCGATAATCCAATACCTGCTGCGTCTGATGAATATGTTGAAATATCATTCAAAGTTTTCAACAAACCATCTCTAGAGTCGGAGTTGTTATAGTGTAATACACAAGAAGCCAACTGAGGAACCTTTGTTCCTGAGTTAATCATAATTGGTGTCGCCTTGGAAATACGTTGACTCGATAGTGACTCATAGTATTCAACCGCCTCTTCAAAAGTATTGGTTACCCACAAAGCTACTCTCATGTACATGTGTTGTGGTCTTTCAATTACTCTACCCTCTGGAGTTTTCAATAGATACATTTCTTGTAAAGATCTCCAACCAAAGTAATCAAAGTTATAGTCATTTTCATGATTGATAACTTCGTCAATCTTGGACGGACCATACTCTTCAATCTTTACCATCAAATCATCGTGTACTACACCATCAACGTGTAATGTATGCATTACATTATAAAAACTTGGGTCAGTTTCTTTATGATAGGATGAAATCGCAACCGATGCTGCTAGTCTTGAATAATCATAGTGACTACCAGTATATGCCGCAGCAATTTCATACACAAGTTTATCTAACTCTTTTGTTGTTATGTTACCTTCAGTTGGCACTGAGGTAATCACCTTAATGAATATTTCGTCAGAGTTTACGGTTAACCCTTTCGCAGCTCTTTTAATTCTGTTGTAAATTTTTTGAGGATTAAATGCAACATCTTCCCCACCTCTCTTTTTAATTTTTAATGACATCATAGATATAAAAGTATTAAATTAAAAATCAGAATCAAATGATAATTCTTCGTTTAGTTTAGCCTTTTGGTATTCCATTGTTCTAGACTCAAAGAAGTTACCTTTTGTTTCAACCGCAATCTGTTCCATAAATTTGAATGGTTGTTCTACATTGAACTCTTTTTTACATCCAAACTTAACCAACAATTGGTCAGTGATAAATTCCAAATATTGTTTCATAAGATTGGAGTTCATACCGATAAGTGAAACTGGTAGTGATTCAGTAATAAATTCTTTTTCAATCTCCAAAGCGGACAATAGAATTTCTTTAATTCTTTTTTCAGATGGTTTGTTTTCCAAGTGATTGTTAACCAAGTGAATTGCGAAGTCACAGTGGAGGTTCTCGTCTTTGAAAATCAAACTGTTTGCATTACACAATCCTTGCATAATACCTCTTGATTTCAACCAAAAGATTGAACAGAATGACCCTGAGAAAAATATACCTTCAACCGCGGCAAATGCAACGAGTCTCTCTTGGAAGGTAGAGTTCTTAATCCAATCAAGAGCCCACTTCGCCTTCTTCTGTACCGCAGGTAAATTATCTAATGCAGTGAAACATAATTGTTTTTCTTTCTCATTTGAGATGTATGTATCAATCAACAATGAATACATCAAGCTGTGGATGTTTTCCATCATCAACTGAAATCCATAGAAGAATTTTGCTTCAGGATATTGTACTTCTTTAACAAAGTTTTCCGCAAGATTTTCATTTACGATACCGTCAGAAGCGGCAAAGAATGATAAAATATTCTTGACGAAATATTGTTCATTTTCAGTTAGATTATTCCAATCTCTAATGTCATTTGTCAAATCTACTTCTTCCGCAGTCCAAAAAGCCGCTTGGTGAGATTTATAAAATTCCCAAATATCATTGTGTTCAATAGGGAAAATGACGAATCTATTCGGATTTTCTTCTAAAATTTTTTCCATAATTAATTGTGTGTTTTATAATTGTTGTTTTTGTTGTTGTTCTTTCTGTTTTCTTTTTTCCATCAACTCCTTAACTCTGTCTCTCTTTTTCTCTTCTTGTTGTTCTTCAAAGCCTAAGAATGTTACAGAACTTTCAGTGTCAATTTCAAGGAGTTCGTTGTTGAATTTACAATTCTCAAACACCACCCCGTCTTTTCCAAGACGTGATTTCGTTATCGCAATTGTTGCCAAATTCATCTCCTTTTGTTGAAGTGTTTTTGCCACCGTAATGATAACGTGTCCAACTTGGGCCTTCTTAATTGACCCACCCATTTGGTCAGTAGTAACAACTTCTGAAGAAATGGAACTTCTATTTCCTTGAGTTGCTGTCCAACCAACCAAATTAAGTTCGTGACACATCGCTTCAAATCCTCTCATCACCGAACCCTCAGCTTTCCACTCATCTTTAGATGATGATTCAGGTAATACACAATCAATATAATCTAACATAATCATATCAATTTTGTTTCCATCCGCAATCATTTTTCTAACCTGATTTTTAAGTTGGTTCATTGTCATAGTATCAGATGCCAACTTCTTCAATACAAGTTTATTTTTCATCGTTTCTTGTACTTCAGTAATTTTTGACATCACTTCTTCTTTATGATGTGCCAACTCATCAGGTGGAATACCTGTCCAAATCGTAAAGTGTTTCCTCTGAACAATCTTTGGATTGTCTTCGAAGAATACCTGAAGGACATTGTACCCCAAGTTGAATGCAGTATTAGCAATCTTCGTTAAGATTGTAGTTTTACCCACACCTGTTGGTGCAAGGATTACACCAATCTCACCTTTAGCTAAACCACCCTTAAGTAGTTTGTCAATACCTGGTATTCCCATAGGTATTGGGTGTCTATAGTCCTCATCTAATACTGTCTCTAAGTCCGAGAAAATGTCTGTTTGACCTTTCTCTATTTCACCAACCTGTAACGCCTCTCTAACTAACCCCTCCACTTTATCATAAGATTCAAAGTCACCTTGAGTGATGATTTTTTGAGCCTTATCCATAGCCTTCTGAAGTTCTTGTTGTTTACAGAATTTCAAAGCCTTTTCTTGAACAAACTGTGTTCCTTCGAATGGAGCGTCTTTAACTTGTTTAAGTGTATCTAAAACAATTTTGGCAACTAATTCTTGAGAAACTTCAGACTTGATAATTTGTTCGAGAGTTTCGAAGTTAGGGGTTGATTCATACTTTACATAGTATTCCTTAATCATCTGTAATAGGATTTTGAAATACTTGTTATCAAAGTATGTTGACTCGATGACATCAAGAATAGACGATGAAAAATCTTTATCTACCACAATCTGATTCAATAACTGAATCTGGAAAGTGTTCCCTAAGTAATCGAAATTTTTGTTCATATATTTGTATTGCTCCCCTGTGTATTATTAAATACTCACTTACTCAAATCAAAATCCAAATATTGATAACTTAATCTCTGTTCTGAAAAAATGTCAGTTAATTCTCTAAGAATGTCTTTCAAAAATGGTCGTACGTCAACGGTATAACGAACTTTAGGTGGAAAATATTTTCCATCAAAAATTCTATGACAAATTGTCGTGTCTCCATTTTTAACGAAAATATTGAAGATTTCTGGTCCATCAGTATAAGAGGTATCCATAACTGATGGGTCATGCATAATCGAGTCACTATTATCCGTCATGTAAATAACAGTCTTCATTTTCAAATGATACTGTAGGTCATCTTTAATCTCATTAATGAGGTCATAGAATTCAATTGAGTTTTTCGCCTTTGGATTGTAACCTCTAACATTGAAATACCTTTGAACAACAATGTTGTCGTTAAGGGTTAGAAGAAATTCCATTTTAGTGCTGTCTTGCTCTTTCATAAAGTTTTTTAATTTTTGTTTGTGTTTCGTTTTTCTTTTCGTGTAAGTTTCATAAATGGTCGGAGGAAATTTACCCAAGCCTCATCGTTCTTGGGTAGGTACTTGAAGAGTCCGTCCTCCATCATCATTCTCATCAAGTTTTTGTATCCACGATCTGTGGGGTCTATTGTGTCTGTATGTATCTGTTCCACAAGTTCTTTCCCATCATCAGTGATTAAAGGATTGTGAAGATCCACGATTTTTTTGTTTGTTTCAAAGAATTGTTCTCCAAATGTACCGCTTTTAGTTTTACCAATCAAAATGTTTTCTAAAGCCTTTGGTTTTTTCTTTTGTTCGATATTTCGTGCACTATCTAATATTTCCTCTATAGTACATGATTTTTCCAACATCTGAGGGAATAATTTGACTAAAGTTTTTTCACCCAACATTTCAATACCATCTATATTGTCAGACTTATCCCCCGTCAAAATTTTGGTTAATAAGACATTTTGGTGGGGTATGTTGACCTTATTGATAGTAATCATGTCTCCATACCTATAATATTGTTTGGATGTTGGAGAATAGATGGTTACCTGTTCCGATATAAGTTGAGTTAAGTCTTTATCGGCAGAGAAAATAATTATTTCCTCATCAACAGAAATTTTGGTATAATAAGCAATTAGGTCATCTGCCTCATTGTTCATCATTTCAACCTGTCGCACAAAGATTTCTTCGAGATATTGTTTAACTCTCGATTTTTGTTGTAGATATGACTCGTACTTATACTCGTTCATATCTTGCCGACGATTTGCTTTGTATTGAGGATAAATGGATTTCCGTATGGATGAGTTGGAGTTTCCATCCCAAAAGACCACAACTTTATCATGATTGTGTTCTTCCAAAAACTTTCTTAAGATGTTAATAAAATGGTAGATTCCACCTAAGTGGTCTCCACCATTGTACAACTCTTTTACTCCATGAAATCCTATTTTGAACAGATTATCTCCGTCCACTAATAATGTTTTAATCACAACTCGTGATTTTAATGTGAAACAATAAACTAGTCTTCTTTCTCTTCTTTCAAAGTAAAGTCTCCATCAGAACCGATGATATCTTTCCAATAGTCAGCGTATTCTTTTTTGTAAGCTTCAATGGATGTCTTTTCTTCCGCCGCTTCTTTACCCGCTAAAAATCCGTGTGGTGTTACGATAATTTTTCCATCTTCATATCCCAATCCATTGATATGGTTTTTCAATACAGACACTTTAGTTCTTGTAGCAAACTTAACACTTCTTTTGTCTTTTGTTGCGGTAATCTTGTTAGTTCCCGCACCTTTTTGGTTACCAAATAAAAATACCAAAGATGAGTTCAACCAAATTGCTTCACCACCTTTTGCTTTAATTTTTGGTTGACCAAAAGGATTGTCAGGAAGTTCAACCCAAGGCTGATTAACAATGACCAAAGTGTTTTCATATTTTGAATCTGCTTTACGTGAACCTGAAATACGTTGGTTAATACCCATACCAATTTTGTCCGCCAAAGTAGAAGCGTTGTGTTGTTTACCACCTTTACCCTCAAAAGTCATTTTACATGGAACGGAACCAACAGAATCCCAAAGGAACAATAAACTATAATCCAATTCACCTTTCTCTTGAGCATCCAACAAACTATTAATGTAGTCAGTTATCTGTTCGATGTAATCGAAATTGTTATTGAAAATATAAAATCCATCCCAATCCAATTCACCTGTTTCCTCATCAACAATTTCCTCACATTGGAATCCCATCAACTTTGCGTGTTCAAAACTCCATTTTTGTTCTGTGATAATAAACACAGGAAGAATCCCTTTCTTTTGTGCGTCAACAGCAGTCTTTACCAACGCAGTAGTCTTACCAGTATCGGAGTGTCCCAAGAACATGTTAAGATGTCCAATGGCAGGTCCAGGAAGTCCAACGGCGTCCAAGAAATCTCCACCCAAATCAAAAAATCTTTGAGGTTTATATTTTGCTGAAGTTGAGAATTTTTTCTTCAAACTTTCGAAGTCGTTCTTTTTAATTGCCATAAGGAATGTGAGTAAAACTCGGACACTGAATTAATGTCCGAGTTGAGTTGTTTAATTAGAATGGTAAATCTGATGATGGCTCGTCGTCCATCTGAGGATCTACGTATGAGGATTTTTTGGAACCTCCACCGAATGATTCAGTTTCAACTGAACTATCACCATAAACGTAACCACCTTTTTCAGAATCCCACTTAGGAGTTTCTCCTCTTGCGATTGCTTCAAGATAATCAACAGGTTTTTTGGAGTAAACGTCCATCCATGTCAATTCATCTTCAATCCAAGCCTTTGATTGTTGTTTGTCTTCATGTACAGGAGCAGGATCGTCATACATAATAGTTGATACTGTTGTATATTCTTTACCCTTTGGGGTTTTTGCCTTTGAAAGTTCAATGACTAAATCACGTCCTTTTTCAGGGTCAGTAATGTCCCCTTTGTTTCTCCAAATAGGAATGATTTTGTCAAGGATACCATCATTCTTGAAGTTGTGTTTGAATCTCCAAAATTTTGGACCGTCTTCTTCGTGGTCTCGGTCAATTACCTTTACAATATAGAATTTTCTTGATCGATACTGAGCCGCTAATAATTTGTCAGACTCTTTACCTGTAGACATCAATTCTTCGTAAACCTCATTCAAAGGAGAACGTTCGTTGTCATTTTTTCCTGGATCGTAGAATTTCTGCCACTGTCCACCCACTTGAATTTCATGATACCATGCTTCTTTGAATGGTGACGACCCATCTGGTGTTGGGAGAATTCTAACTCTTCTCTGACCTGATTTCTCTTTATCTCCTAAGATTAAAGCGAAATACTTTTTCATTCTTTCGTCTTGCGACATTTTCGATTGGGCCCCGCCCCCTTGCTGATTTTTTTCGTACTGTGCCAATACGGCGTCTAATGAACTCATAGTTTTTTTTAAGAATTAAAATGATAAATTATATAGACAAAGATAACTAAAAGTTTGAATAAGTCAAACAAAAAAGGTACCCGAAGGTACCTTTCAAACGTTTCGTTCAGTTTTATCTGAATGAAGTTTTGTAAACTTCATTATCCATTCCACCTCCAGGTTGGAAGGAATTTTTAATGTCATTTACATTAATATCAGTAACTTCGTCTGCCGTTAAAACATAATCATTTTTTCCCGTCTTTTCCATTTCTTCTGACTTATCATCGAAAAATTGTGAAAGTTTTTGACTGAATGGATAGGAGTCATAGGTTCTTAACTCTAACTTTTCTTGTGGAGTTTTTTCTCTATATTTTTCAATCTTATTCTCAAGAGAGTTAAGTTTGTTCATAATGTTATCCATCTCACCTAACTTAGATTGTAAATCATTAAGTTGGTTGAATAAATTATTGAAATACTCTTCTTGTTTGGTTTCAATATTTTTTTGTGAATCAACTAATTCAGTGATGTCTAATTCTTCCGAACCTGATTCTTCTCCACCTTCTTGTGATTCCCCTTCGTCATCAATCTTTTCGACATCAGGATCTGATTCAACATCAATAGGTTGTGGTTCAGTTGTTGGTGCTGGTGGAGGTGTTGCCTCTGCAGGTGCGGGTGCCGGTGCTGCTTCAGCTCCCGGTGCGGGGGCTAATGCTCCTAATACATCCTCTTCAGGTGCCGCACCTACTTGTTCTAAAATATACTGATTGATTTTTCTATGTCTTTCAATCTCCTTGATAATTTTTTTATCTAAGCTCATTTGTTAACCATTTAATAATGTTTTTATTCCGTTAGGGGTTTCTACTCTAACCTTTCTGTTGGCTGTAGTTTGATGACCCGCTCTTTCGATAAGACCGTCTCTTTCTCTTACTGTGTAACAATCTCCTGTATCCAAGTCACAAACTTGTTTGGTTCCGTCTCCGTTGTCTTCCTGTGAAAATCTTACAGATTTACCAAGATAATTGTCTAATGCTGATTTAATGTTCATAAGAATCTTTTTATATAAATATGTTGTTATGTTATAAAGTGAATACATTACTTGTCGCAGTAAATGTACCAGCGTTGTTCTTATTCTGATAAATGACAGATAGAACAAATGAACCACGGGCATTGACATCTATCACTGTTGTATATTTGGTATCAGAATTATTTGTAGAAGTTATACTCAATGGTGTTGTTTGATTCGAAGATTCTGCAACAAAAACTTTAGATATCGGACAAGTTAAACAATTGAATCTGTAAGTTATAAATCCTCCATCAGGTCTTCTAATATTGTAGTACATCGGTCCTTGTAAATTTGGTAATGTAACATCTGAACTTCTTTGTATGAACGATAATGATGCGTCAGGTTGGACAGTTAATTCAGAAGATGGAACTTCAATGAAGAAGTTAACTTCCCTAATCGAATCGTTCGGATATTTTTCTTTATCAGCTGAAGTTGCAGTTAATTTGATTTGAGTATGTATTTCCAATCTTTTCCCTTTTTCAATCTCAATGTCTTCCGCAAACTTTGCTTGTATGAATTGGTCTCTCGTAATTGAAAATGTTTGTCCATCTTCTGAAACAAATCCTGTAAGATCTAAGAAGTTGCCTGATGTAATTTTACTTGAAGTCACAGTATTATTTGGTCCGACCTCAATTATATTAATTCTGAAACTATATAACGGTACAGGTTTAATTCTCCATCCTCCTTCTTCAAAGTCAGTTTGTCCTATTTTTACGGTCAAGATATCCTTAGTTTTTTCACTGACAAACATAGGTTGTTGCGGTAAGGTATTTTGTAGATTCGCATCTGCTCCAACCTCTTCTTGTTGGGAAACCGAAGTCACCTCAGTAGTATTAGTATTTACATATCCACCAGCGGATGATGTTGTTTTATTCTCTAATGCCGGATTAAATGTAAAATCCACCAAACTTTCAATATCACCATATTTAGTTTTGACTGTTATTCTTCCTGTCGCGACAGTTTGTCCCTCAGGTATTTGAATCTCAGGTAGAATAAATCTCAATGTTTCAGAATTGAACACTGTAATATCCTTCAACTCAACAACTTTGTCAATTACTTGAATTGATTCAACTGACTCAAAATTTCTACCGTTCACTTGAACAATCGTACCCGTAAATCCGGCTGATGGTGAGAATGTTGATAAAACTGGTGGTGGACAAGTTTGACCGACAGTTTGAGTTACATCCGGTGTTTGCTCTTGGTTTCCGTTTTTATCGTTATTTTCAATGTCTTTAAGTATTTCGTTCTTTGTTTTCAATCCAGATTCTGCTGCCGAAGTTAGAGCCTTTTCGAATGTTTGTTTAGTCTGTAAAAATTCGTCTTCATTTTCATTATAGTATTCCTCAGAAATGTTATCCACAGGCCAATGACAAACATAATATTTTGTTAATCCCAGCTGTACTATTCTATCGAGATTACTACGGAGTCTTCCAGCCATAAATTGAATGTATTTGTCTAATGAATCAAAATGAGCAATTGGCTCTGAAGAGGCGTTTCCCGGATTAGTTCTAATATTAATACAACTATATCTTTTTTCTAAAAGTGAAACTTGTCCAAACCAATCTTGACTCAGTGATAATGTTGCAAAATTATTGTTCCATCCGTTAAACATTCCAGCACCTGTATTAGAAGCTTCTTGATAAGTTCTGATATAAGAAATAGCATATATCGCAACTTGCAAATCAACGTTATTAGGTAATAACCTTTTTAACGCCTCCGCGAAAACTTGTGGAGTCATTTCGGTCAATGTCGCATCAACCGCTTCATATCCACCATTAGTGTACACAGGAGCAGTTATTTTTGAACTACATGAATTTGTCGTGTCTTTTGTATTATCCGCCTGTTGTACAACTTGAGTTGATTTAACATTATTAGTTGTTGCACTAATTTTTACTTGATCCTTATTTATCTTCAGTATCTCTTCTAACTTTGTAATCAAATTTTGATTAATACTTTGTAGGAAACTATCTATAGTCGGTAAATCGAAATAACCTTGTCTTGTCCCATCAAATGTAGTTTGAAACGACCCTTGTTGAATCGAGTGGTTTACCTCAGTAATCAAGTATGGCCCATCAAACATAGGAACATGTCGTAAATTAAAATACATTGTAGGTTGTATTAACGCATTTCCCAAACTTGTTATCGAACATTTATATGACCTATTTTTATATAAGTTATATAAACTATTATTTTGTGTCGCTATCTGTCTTCCTGAAGCTTGATTTGCCATGTCAAGTTGAACGTTAATCGATTCAGATGTCGCAACCCCGTTATCTTGCGAAACTGTCATGGAATAAAAAATGTTTTGATTTCTAATTCCAACATCGACGTTGAATCCAACACACTTGTTTGAAAGAGCCCAATCCTTTTTTCCCTGTTGGTCTTCTAACAACGGATTACCAGAAGATCTTCTCATCTCAAATGCATCATCTCTATATTTGGAATCTCCTTTAGGTAATTTCAAATATTGTGAAGGTTTTCCAGCATAAAAACAAACCATCTTTGGCCCCGAATTTCTATAATCAACATCTAAAAATGTCCCCCATAAATTATTTGCAAATTGTTCAGGTCTATCAAGTTTTGGAGTTGCGGTTACATCAACATCTTGTATATTATAAAAATTTACATATGCGGGAAGTGGCATCACAACAAAATTATTTTTAATTAAAATACCACTTATAAAAGTGAATACACTCATTGCTTGATTGAGTGAAAATTCTCCAGGAGTTTTACCTCCAACACCAAACATGTATTTCAAATCAAAAATATCGAGTAATATACTATCACCAATATTTCTTGATGCTCTATCTAAAAACAACATATCTTCAAATAGAGTTTTGGTTTTCCAATCCCCACCAGCTATCCACTTGTCATTCAATGATTTGAAAACTTCATAATTTTCTACCTTACTTTGGTCTCCAGTGATAACACTATTAATTACACGTTCAGGTAATTGTACTTGGTCTGGTAAATCTTTTCTCAGTCGGCTTAAAACTCCATTCAAAAAGTTGTTTTGAAGTAATGTTTCTCTTTCAAGATATTGATTTAGTTGATTTTGAAATTGTATCGCATTCAGATTTGGATTATTTAATTTTTGAGTAGCGTACATTTTAATAATCGGAGCTAACAATGTAACATTATCACTAGTAAATGCTATATTGTTATCGATAAAAAAATCTGTAATATATGACCCTATTGAACTATATCTAACGTTGGGGATTGTTGAGAACCCTACTTCTGTTTCCAAAGTTGTCCAAGCTTGTCTATTATTAATTTGAGATTGACTTAATGTTAAATTACCTCCAGCACTCGGAAGAGAATTAGGTACGTAAGGTTCAAAAGTAATGGGGTCTACAACTTCCTGAGTATTATTATGAGATAAGTAAGAATCAAAAATTCTCCTTTCATAGTTGGAAGGATTACCATATTTGAATATCACATCATATTCCATAAATGATTTTATACCATTTTGAAATAATGAATATTGATTGTTAATCACATTGTTAAAATATAATTCGTCAGTTTCTGTTTGTGTTTTAGCAGGAACTACCATTAAACTTCTGAATAATGATTGGAAGTTTTTGAAAGTTGCATTTGGGTCAACAGGAGATTGCCCAAACGTGACAATATTTCTCCCTGTTGAAGCATTACCAATTGGTTTACAAAAGTTCAAAAACTCAGTCTCAAACGAATCTAAAATTTTCTTTTCGAACACAGAAAACACTTCTTCTATTTTTGTATAGTCGTTTTGTGTTAGAAAATACAATGGTGTTTGGAGGTTTCCAGTCGTGATTGAAGTTAAATAAGAATCTGGTTCAGGGAATGCCAACTGATTACTATCAAAATATCCAAAATTAGGTGCCGACCATAAACATCTTACTGACCCATTGTACATGTTTGGATTGTTAGTTAAATCCACAACAGTTGTCGGGGATGTTGTTTGTGCACTCAAACAAGAATCAACTGTTTGATTGAATGAGGTTCCAAACGACGGAATTACGAAATAATCATCACCTACAGTATTATCTTTAGGGTTACAATCAACTGGAGGCCTGATAGTTATGTTTGGTAGTAAAATTGACCATGTAGTCAATCTTAAATTTTTATCTCCTTGTTTAGCACTATTAATGTTTGATGAACTGAAATTATATAATTTCATCCCAGAATTAACACTCTGTTGGATTTCCTCACTTGTATAATTTTCGTACAAATCGTATCCGTTTAGAAAAACGTTGAAGTCATTAATAACTTTAGGATAAAATCCGACTTGCATCTGAATTTGATTATCCGCCTCGCTTTGAAGTGTTATTTTTGTATCTACGTTTGAATACTTGAATTCATACGTTTCGGTTACAGCACTTGTAACAGGATAGTAATTACCCGCATAATCAAAGTTTTTCCAAGCACTTTCTAATATATCAACATTCGACTCTTTGTATTTTTTGTACCTGTGCCAAATCGAACCATATTTTAGAATCCAAGCATATGGTAACTTGTGGATTGCACCAAATTTTTTGAATGTTGATGATATGTAATCCAAATCGGTTGTAATATTGTTAGAAACAGATTTGTATTTTTCTCTCAATGTCGCCAAAGGTAATGAATTCAAAAACATATATGCCGCTTGAACATATGGGTAGGTGATTCCTGACAACCTAGAATTATAAACTCCGTTTTGTACAGCATTTATAAAGTAAGGTGTATTCAACATTGAAGTGGTACTTCTTGGGCTGAACGCTCTTGTCGGAGTGGTACCATTGATATATCCTTCAGTAGCGACAAAATCCTGAGGGTTTCTATTTAAGTAGAACGCACTGAGTCCAAGTGGTCCATATGTTGTATATGTAGAAAGTCCAGTCGTATCAATAGTTTCAGTTGGATTTTGGTTTAATATATATGAAAAATTTGTTACAGGTCTATTCGTTGTGTAGTTATACACGTCAGTAAAGTTTGCAATAATTCTTCTTTGTTCGAAAATAGTTAAAGACTTATTTGTATTATAAACTTGATTGGACAAGGCACTATTTCCTTGATTCAAATTGTTAAGACACCAAGTTTGGTCTGTGTAGGGTAAAGTATCAACAATTAAAGGGTCATTTGGGGCATTAACAACTAAAGATCTTAATGCCTCTGATTTTGTTGCGGTTTGAGGTATTTTACCTAAATCCAAAGTACTAAGAATTGAAAAGGAATTTTCAGTTATTCTCTTAATATAGGGGGTAACAAAAAAATCTCTAATAAAATCTTGATAAGCTCTACCTGTTCCTGAGTTTGATATTGTCCTCAAAAATTCAGGATAGTCTTGAGCATTCAGATTAAAGTTTTTAAGTTTTAATGTTAAGTAGGGAGAACTTATTCCAAGTTTCGAAATAATATTATTTGTTTCCGCCTCAATGTTTAGCGTAATTAATTCATTAATCTGATTTGTGTTACCCCTTATGAATCCAGAATAATGAGAAGTTAAAAATTGTCTTTCCCATATTTCATAAAAAAACTTTATTTCTTCTTTGTTTGAATACGCTAATCCCACCGATGGGAATTCAATCGCATTAATGTTAATGATATTAGTATCCCGTTCATTATCTAACGGTGGTGGAGCATTAGGATTTTGAAACTTTTGAGTTAATCCTTTCATATATTCCTCAACAAATTCAACTTCAGGCCATTTGTCGAAAAGATATCCTTGAGTCAAATCAACGACAGATGGATCCGCAATGTATTTTAATTGAAATTTGTTTTTTTCATCTTGGGTTTCAACAAAAAATTGTGGCCATGGATACACAGGTATCTCAGCTAACTTTATCCCTCCAATTTCATCAATCGCGTTTGCACCTAATTTCAAATCATCTTGAGAGTCCGAACTTGGAGCTGAGGCTAAGTCATTCAAAATCGCTTGTTTTCTTACGGGGTCGTATTTTACATCCCACGCATTTGTATGAACATCATCCAAAAGACGAATAAACCCCTCTGCAGATGCCATAATAACCGCTAACATATTTCTTACTGTAGGCTTAAAACCGATTCCAGTCGCAGTATCCTCAACTTTTCTTAATAGAGCTGTAGAAATTTGACTTTCGTAATCAGATAGTTTTTTGTTAGCTTGAGTTTCGAGTAATGTGATTTGTTTATCAAATCTTCCTTCATCTTCAAATACAAACCATTTTTCTTTAACCAAAGTACCCGTGGCTAAGAGTTCTAATGTTTCAATAATTCCAGATGGGGTTTTAGGTAATTCTATAGAAGTTGGGACAAAAAACTTTGTCAAATTAATCTTCGTCTGTGTCTCATCTATAGTACTAGGATTTGCGATTCCAGTCTGAATTCTAGTTGTTTCTCTCCAATTTATTTCTGAAAACACCGGCGCCTTTGCTTCAATCATATCATACTTTATAGGGTTTGGTATCGGAGCAGCACCTTTAGAACCTAAAGTCGGATTATTCGCCAAAGCGTCATTAAATTTTACAATATCCCCTTGTAGTTGAGTTATCGCAGTTTCTTTAGCTTCTTTTGACAAGTCTTTGAATACGTATAATCTTTGACCCGTTTTAAGAACTATTGGCTTAGTATTCAAATTAATGTTAAACCAAGATGTATTTGACCCTCTTACTGCAGTAAAGTATTGTGTGAGAACAGATTTATAATTTCTTATATTCGTTAATGATTCAACTTCAGTTTTGTCAAATGAATCGGCAATTAGTTGTTCAAAACTCTCCAACTTATTCATAAGTTGTACTAATGTCAATTCAGGAAAGTCGGGAGCGATTAACCCTTTAGCTTTGTATTCACTATAAACTTCTATTATTTTTTGATACCCTTTTTCCGCAACAAGTTGAGTAACCACCGCTTCATTAGAACCTAAATTATTAGCACCCCTTTCGGCTTGAGTACTTGCTTGAGACTCCGCAGCCTTATTAGGCTGTTGTGGCCCATCTACTGTTTGAGTAACATCAAACCTTTGGCTGTACATGTGTGGAGCTGCCAATAGGTGACCCATAGAAACTTCATTCAAGATATTGAATTTATATCCGACGAAATTTAATCTAACCTGATAATTTCCACTAAAACCATTAAATGATGCGTGAAAAGTTTTTAAGTTAAGTTGATATCTAATTGCTTGTCCATAATACCCTTTTAATGTAAGATAGAATTGTGGGTATGGTAAGTTAAAAAACGCAGAATATGGGGAATTATTTCCTAATTGAAATAACCCTTTCCCTTGAACATCTTCCAACAACATTTCCACAGTAGGAATGAAACTTGATGACGTTTTTATATTAATTGATGTAATTCCTAGTAATCCATTATCAATTATGTCTTTTTGATTTACAACCGTGTCAAGTATATAAGGATTACTATTATCTGTTGCTGGCTGTGCTATTGCAGCCTTTTGATTTTCCCCTTTGAATTGTGTTGTATTTTCTCCAGTTAACTCATCATAATAACCTGTTCCAAGATACGAATTTTTACTAGGTTTCAAAAAATTCATTTTTGCCACAGAGATAGTTCCGATTCTATCATTAGGACTCCCACCAACCGATAATTTTGTTCTCGGTAGAACATCCGCCTCCAGATTGGCGTACATGACAAGATTTTCATGGTCAACAAGTCTTTCTCTAATATTTCCAAAATTATCTGTAGTTTTGTTAGGGTCGACCACAATAATATTGTTTTCGTCCAACTCAACTAAAATATTTCCACTTGTGTCCGCTTGTGTGTTACCTACCATAATAATAAAAATGATTTTCTAATGCTGCCTTATAGTCCTGTAAAGATGGTAATAACGGAAATGGGATAATCAATACCGCTCCGTCATAAATATTATTTTCAAGACCTCCAAATTGTGGATTCGCCTGAAGGATTAACCAGCTAAATACAGGTGAGTTATAAAATTCTTGTGAAACTTTATCTAATCTACTTTTAGCAACTTTATAGATAAATGCCTTATCTGTCGGTTTTTGAGGCAGGTATACAAAGGGTACAACTGTTTGTTCCCCATTAATAAGAAAATCACTATATCTATTCCAATATTGATATGCCATTAGTTAAGTTTTGCTTTAGATATATACGCACCTGTAGCGTTTCCATTTGTATCATTCCAAGTTAATACATTTGTATTTTGATTTGTTGTATTTGCCAAACCTTTTATCATATTTTCTTGAGATGTTTTTTGTCCACTATCCGCAGAATTCTCTGTTGTAAAGGTCAAATTTCTTTGTTTGGTAGAATCGAATGGTGTATAAATTAAATAATCTTTCAAGTCATTTTTTTCCAAATTTTCTATGAATGATTTCGTAATATTATTTTCTTCCAAGAAAATAGGTCTAGCAGTTGCTATCCAATACGTATCAAATATTCTTTCAATGTCAACAGATCCATCACCAAGTAATGCTTGGTTACCGAGAACATTTCCAATAAGTTCTTGTTTGAATGTCTCATATTTTTTTTCATCGATTACATCATCAGAAATAATCATATATACTCTTCTAAAAGGATAGTTTTCAACATTATCCCCAAATAAAGGATTAGTACTAAATGGTAAGAAAACTTTTTCAACTGTAACTACATTTGATTTTCCATTTGCGGTTTCGAACACTAATATTCCTTCATATGTAGTACTAGTCGCAGGATACACGAATTTTTTTCTATCTTGAATTATTACATTAAATGCCGCAATATCTTGTTGTATTTTGGTTGTATCTTGAACTAACTCCAAATATGTATCTGTTACAGCACTTGTTGAAGTTGGGTGTACGTCTGTCGTCCCTGACGTTACATATATTCTGACAGGTCCATTTTTAGCCTGAAGTCCATCAGTACCTGTGTTAGACTCTGTTGGGTCAAACAATATTGTATTTAATCTACCAAGAGTTTGTAGATATGTCTGTTCTTCATTTACTAAACTCTGTGTAATTGTTGAAATTCCATTCTGAAATGAACTCCTTTTCTTTGACACAAAATTTCGATAATTTTCTTTCAGAGCTCTGATTAACTTAGGTGATAAATTTTTTGATGGTTCAGAAATAAATTTAATGAATCCTTCTGTGTCGTCTTTTATATCTTCATCAAGTTGTACAAATATTTCATCAAATCTTTTCTCTACATTATTAGGCTTACCAAACAATACTACCGGATCATCGTCTACATTGAAATTTCCTTGGGTGTAATTTCTTTCTAACATCCATTGTTGCCTTACCGCATTGTTATATTGATTAACAGTTTCTTTAGTCTTATTGACAACATTTGTAAAATATGTTTGAGTGTCACTAACAACCTTACCCATAAATTCACTATAACTTATAACACCAGTTGTGATTCCACTTACGTCTATCAAAGAACTAACTATCGTACCAATAGTATTATTGTTATCTTGACCATTATTTGGTGCTGCACTGTTGACACCAGGTATTGGTGGTGGAACTTGACCAGCTAAAAATATTTGGTCTAATATTTTTGAAGACTCAATGTCCGTGGCGTCCGCCCTATCATCATAAATTTCTGTGTTAGCATAATAATTGAAGGTCAATGCATTCTGTAACTTATCAACTGACTCTTTCAATCCACTACCTCCAACAAAGTTAAATGATAATGTGACGTTTGCAATCATTGGTTGAACACCAATTCCTTCAGGATTGATATCTAACCCTTCATAATTTATTGCTAACGATGTAGGAATAATCTTTGTATTATAAAAATCACCTACTCTCAACACTAACACCGGTGGTGCACCAAATGACGTGTTAGTTGCATTATCATACTGTAGTTCTTGCTTACCGCCTGGTGTGGATTGTTTAACTGTTGGTATTGTATCACCAGGTCTCATACACTGTTGTAAAAACGTCAACCTTGAATTCAATCCTTCAGGAGTCATAGAATGAAAAGATGGTTGAAAAAACTTTAATTTGTCTTTCAAATTATCATAAACCATTGGCGTTTCAGCCTTAATAGTTTCAAAATAATCACACTCGGATAATAAAGCTCTGACGACTTTTTTTGTAATATTATCTCTTGGTTCCCATCGTGGTTCAATAATAGGTTCAGGTACAGTCTGAGTGACAACATTTCCAATTAAAATTGGGATTGTACCTGAACTTGTAGTGGGATTTGTCTGTCCTCCTGGTGTTCCTTGGCCATTAGGCCCTGTCTGTGGTGCTTTCAAGTTTGGAACTATTTTTGAAATAAATGACCTTCTACAAGCCATTGCTCCAACTGTAAAAACTTCCTTAGCCCCAACTGGAGTATCTCCTCCATCAGCACTTGGATTACTATCACTACAATCAAAAGTGGCTCCGTTCGCCTCGAGTGAATCAATATATGGTCCTTTAGTTAAATTACTTTTCCTAGGATTAGACACTGCCCTTTCTCCGAGAGCTCCAGCTCGTTCTTGCGGTGTTCCAGGGTCTGTTTTGACCATCAATCGTTTTTGTGCTATAAAAGTTTTTGTTGCGTTATTTTCCTCAAAAAATCTGACGGTTGACTCTATTCTACGTATTGATAATGCGTCATTATATGAAACTGTCTGAGGTGCCGAACAACTCGCACTAACATATACTGTCACAGTTCCTTCATTGGTTTCCAATTGTTTCCCTAAATCCATTGCAAACTCATTCATCGCCTCATAATTCGGAGTAACTGCCGTATCAAAAAAAGTTTTAGTCTCTTGAGCATTGTCTTTTGTTGAATACTCTGTTTTAACTTCTCCACTATATCTTGCGTATTCCGTAGTATAATTTATACTTGTTTTTGGTTTGGGATAATCATTCCCAAAATAAAATCCTAGTTGTAAATATTTGTCGAAGTTTAAGTTTGTATTTCCTCCTCCACCCTCTTGAGCGAGTGGTTGAGTTTCACCATTAGGTGAGAAAGCACCTGTTTCTATCGTTCCACGAGTATATACAATTTGTTCTCGGGTCATTTCTTTTGAAGAAATTGCCTGTTGTAATTCGAACAAATCATTTGGATTTACTGTTACATATTTTTTTGCTAATTCATAGATATCGTACTTTCTACATCCAGCAAAAAAAGATTCCAATATACTATCAACACGAGTCTTATTTGTTTCGTTACCCAAAACTTTATTCACAATGACATTAAGAACTGATGGATGGTCAACAACAATTTTCCACTGAAGGCTTCCTGTTCTTGATGTATTTTTATAAGTGTAGATTGGTTCTGGTCTTCCCAAGAAATCTGATTGATTCCAGTTAGAAGATACGTTTTCACTGAATGTTAATCCATATGGAGGAAACCACATTACTCTGCCACCATTAGGACCTCTCTCACAAACAGGTAAATCAGACGTTGAAAATCCTGGTGTACTAGATGTTCTCCAAGCCAAGTTCTCTAATGAAAACATATATTTTTTGGCAACCGCATTATTAATAGTCCCAACAATATTCGTTGAATCCTGCCCACCTTCTTGTTTGTTTGGAACAATATTAAGGTTATATGTCTTATCTAATACGGAATAAGCAAACCTTCTACCTTCAGTTGTAATACCATCTGTTTTTTGTAAATCATTATATTGTAAGTATGGTAAATCTTTGGCAAATACACGACAATATTCAGTACCTACCTCTTGTCCGATTGCCCCAACATATCGATAAACTCTTGAACCTTTAGTAAGTTCTTTATATCCATCATTGAATACTTTACTTACTTGATCTATTGCATTTCCAACGTGTTGAAGACGTTTACCTCCTTGAGGTTGGCTATCAATAATCCTTTGTGTTTTGTCAAGGATAGACCCATCTCGGAAATCGTTATTAACTGACTCAGTATTAACGTAAGACGATGGTCTGAAGTCCTCATCTTGTTCAGTAACCTCACCACCAATACCAACTTTCTTACCAGCATTACCTCTGTACTTAGGTGAAACCCAAGTAAATCCACCTTCGATACCTCCACCATTACTATATGTCGGTCCATTCGCTCCAAGTCTTATTGATTGGCTTGGCCCCTCATACAACTGAGCTAACTCTGAAGGACCATATACTGGTGATTGTTGTTCAACACCAAACTGATTAACAGGTACATCTCCAACAGGAGAAAATACTTGAGATGGATTGGAAGTTATACTTCCAACATAAAAGTTACTATTATCAGATACTGTACCTAAAAGAGTACCACCTACCCTTTGGAAAAAGTTTCTTGGGAAATTAGGTTTGTATCTGTTAAAATCTATGTTCTTGAACAACCGAGACCTTTGTCCCGCCCCCATGTTATTAAACATGATTTGAGATCCAGTCTCTCCACCGCCCATTAATCGATTAAAGAACTTACCAACACCACTTTGTCTAAAAGCATTGGATAGTTGTTGTATTGTAGTTGGCTGACCTAAAGTAGTATTTGGGTCAAAATATGAACCTGGTATAGGTGATACAGGTAATATACTTCCTCCGAGTCTTAAAGCAAAGTTCGTTGCGGCAAGTATTGGATTTGCAGTTACTGTAATAGTATAAACAGGTTCAATTATAGGAACAACACCTGTTAATATATTAACAATGTCAGTACCACTAGAAACGTTAAGGATATTTGCCCTCCCTAATGTATCCTGACGTATTTGAGACGCGATTCTTTCATTGAATTCTTTCCTTAGAGTTTGAGCTCCTAAACGAGCAATGAATGAATCTTGACTTAATAAACCGTTACTTCCACTTGGATCTGGCGATAATAAAATAGAAACTGGTGTATAAGTTGAAGATACAAACGTTGTTGGATATGGTTGATTATTTTGTGTATTTGTGGATACAGGACGATTTAGTGAACTAAAAAATTCAGCTCCGTCTAACGCAACTTCATTTCCATTTGAAAAAACGTTTAGAGGTTTCCACTTTTGAGATTCAGGTAACGATTGACCTACTATATTTGCGTCTTGATAACCATATTCACCTTCATTTGATTTTGTATTAAGTAAGGCTCCTGGATCTGGTACTTGCTCATATCCACCTTCATTTCCATATTGATTTAGTGGATATAACTTATTGGCGAAAGAAGGTTCGTCAATCAATTTATCAGGACTATCTTGAACTGACGAATTCGATTGAACGTATTCCGTATCGATTGGTTGTGTTGGTCTATTTGGGGCTTTTGCATAGGGAGTTAAATTCCTAGTCAAAAGTTTTTTTCTAAACCCCTCTGAATTTGTTAAATCTAATAACGGACTTGCCATTTATATTTTTATTAATAAATAGGTTATGATTGTTTTTTTATTTATAAATTTCAGTAGGTAGAAGCCCCTCCACCTCTAAACACATTATCAGGACGAGTAACTCTAACTATATAATCCTTAAACTTATCCTCATTCAATTTATCTGAAATAGTTTTTGAAATTTGTTCTTTTTGTTCGGAACTTAAACCTGTTGGTAAATCTTGGAAATTCACGTTTACCTTTATTTCCCCAAGTAACTCAATTAGACTTTTTTGTTCTCTCACTTGGCCCTCAACAGTACCTAAATTTCGGTTTGCTCCCGACATCTTGTCAGCTGTGATATTTGTCCAAAAATCATCTTCGGTCATTGTTCCTCCTGTACCATCAGGTTTTGTATCGAAATTAGTCGCAAACTTTGATAACATCAATTCAGCCTTATCTGCCATACCTGCAGCAAATCCACCCTTCTCTTCTAATTTTTTCTTTATGTCTGATCCAATATCACCAAAAAGTTTAAGTGCCTCACTTCCTAATTCTTTAACATTTCCCCCAGCGACATTAGTTAATTCTTTCAGAGCACCCATAATATCCCCCGAGGCTATTTTTGCTTGAATTTCTTCATTATTAGCAATGTCTCCCGTCTTACCCTCACTTATCTCCCTAATTCTGTTTTTTCCATTTTCTGTTGTTAATCGTCCAGTAGTTGCATCTCCAACAACATCCACACCTGTTCTGGCACCTTCAATAATATTTTGGATATTTTTGTCAGTCAAAACACCTCCTAATAAAGAGTAATTTATTGATGCAAGGTAACTCGAACTAAGTTCGTCAATTGATAGTTGCGCCTTAGCCAAATCTTCGAGTGTTTTTGGACCATTTTTTTGTTCATCAATTAATTCATCTAATTGTTCTTGATTAAGTTCCCCTAATTTGACATAATCTTCTTGCCCTTTAATTTTAACTTCATACTCTCCTCCCTTACCCATTCTACCAATATTGGCAAGATATTGTTTGTCCTCTTCGTTTTCAAACTTGAGACTAGGGCTTATTTGAGATAGTCTTTCATCCAACTCGGCAGCAGCTAATCCCAACTTACTCATTTCAGCAGCACTTACGTTTGTTTGTTGTTCTATTTCTCTGAGAGTTAAAACACCTTGTGGGTTGATTTTGAACGTTTTAGTTTTTTCATCGAAGTATGTAAATTGTTTTGCAACATCAACCAAACTATCTTGTAATTCCCCCGGATCATTAATTGATGCATTCATGAGTGCAAACGGGTCTACTAAATTTCCCGCAGCTACTCCAAGTCTTTGGAATGCGGCTGCAACGTCAATTGCCCCCTCGGGTGATATTACTCTTTCAGCTAATTGGAAAGTTTGTTTCATGTCAAACCTCAGTAATGAAGCTTGAGCAGCCATTTTTGTCAAACCTTGAACTCCACCTTCAAATTGAAAACGGTTCATTTGGGCCATATTGTCAGTCACATCTTTCATGACTTGTTTGGCATTCGCACCAATACTTCTTACATAGTTGATTGAATCTTCGAGACTGTCTCCCATTTCTCCGATTCCAACACCAACATTCATAAATGCTGTTGAAAGTTCTCCAGCACTTATATTTAGAAGTTTGGACGCCGCGACCATCTCTCTTATATTTTCTGTATTCTCAATAACATTTCTTCGAGATGCTATTGCAATTCCTTCAATTTGTTTCCCTAAGTTTGGTAAGTCCACACCAAAGGCCCTTACTTGAGGTAAAACGTCAGTAATTGATTGCTGAAACTCAGTTACTCTTTGTCTTCCTTGAGTAAAGGTAGAAAGAATTTGTCCAGATAATTTGTCTAACCCTTTTCGAACTGCATCAATATCAAATTTTTCTGCTTCAGGTTTGTCTGCTCCGGGTGATGAGTCTTGAAAGAACATAGTTGATTATTTTATCTATAAATATAAAAGGACTGATTTTTCAGTCCTTTTTGTTTAATTCAACCCATTTATCTAAAAGATACTTCCTAATGAATATTGGCATTATTAAAAAATCAGAATAAGATATATTCAAAAGTGTTTTTAGAAAGTAAAATTCATCTATTTGTCCTTTCCTATAATCAGAAGAAAGGGCGAAAAAAGTCAACCCCAAACCCAACATTGACTGTTAGTTTCTCTCCTGATGGGGCTATTACTGTTCTCGTTAAATCTAATTTAGGTTCATTATCATCCATGAACTTTCTTATGTATTTGGAATCTGCAATTGGCATTTGGTCAACAAATCTTGCGATTTCAGACCTATCCGCTACTCCATTTACTTCAATGATTTGTTTGTTCAATCTCCAAGTAACTTTTGGAGCAGTTCTTCCTTGTGGATATGACTCCGACATTTTTTGAATTTCCAAAATTTCACCGTAAGTTAAAGGTTTAATTTTTACAGTAGTTTGAGATTTAGGTAACATAGTAATAAAAGTTCCATCATCTGATGGTTGTTGGCCTTTGATGACATCTAATTCATCAAGTCTAACGGTACCTTTGAATGGCTTTTTTGTAATTGGGTCAACCAAGTTTAATTCCATTTCAGGTCCAAACGAGGTGTTCCTTAAAAAAATTAATATTGCTTCAACATCACCTTCCATTAAATCATCGATACGAACATCAGGTTCGTAGATTTTTGACCTCAATAAAATTTGTGTCATGTCATTACCTCCACCCATTAGGATGTTTTCATCATTTGCAGTAAGGTATCCAACTTTGATTGATTTTTTCTTATTCTTGTAGAAGAGACCTTGTGTTGGTAAAGGCACAACGTCGTGAGGTAATGTAAAATTCGATTGTCCGTGTTCTCTTGCTTGATTATCCATATAAAAATTTAACCGTAAAGTTTAGTGCTTTACGGTTAAATATAATTGTGTTTTAATTTTAATAAATAGTATCTTGATAAATTAGTAAACAAGTACGCAACGATCCATTCTAAGTGTTGCATTGATTGTTGCCAATCCATCGGAAGTGTAAGTTACTGCATTGAAGTTAACATCAGTTAAGAATGTCCCGTACAAAATCCATTTTTCTACAACAACTCCGGTTGGGTCCAACATTTCAAGGTCAACATCTTTTTTATAACCCGCAGCATAACCCATACGGCCTGTCACAGATTCAGCGTGTAAACGTACCCACTCCATAAGAGCCTGAGCGGCTGAAGGTCCAATCGGATCTCTAAACACTGCTGGAATTGTTTGCCAAGTGAATTTACCTGCAACATAAGTTTCAGTATTCAAGAAAGGGATTGGAACTGGGTTTATAATAATATGTGGTCTTGCAGTAGATTCAACAAACCATTCATTTATACCAAGAGATGATGGAAACCTTAAGATAAAACGATTCTGTCGTTTTGGTTCGTAAGGAATCGGCATTTTCATTAACAAATCAGCCATGTGTTTTTAATTTTTTTGTTTTTGTTATTTTATTGATAAATATATCCTTTCACAAAAATTTTTCTATTTACTTTTTTTTTGAAAACGATATTCTTATTTAACTTCCTGCTTAACTCCTCCAGCAGTAGAATAAGTCTTTACTATATTATCTGGTTTATTTTTGAAGTGTTTTTGCATTACTTCTATATTTTTTGGATCATCGTCACTAAATCCTATAGATAAGTTATCTGGATTAAAGTTATTACTAATATCCTTTTTTAAGAATGCTCTTTTATTTAATACTGATGCCATAGCTTTAATGTAATTTACAAAAGCTTCCATAGCCTCCACTTTAGCCTCTTCAGGATTAACCGCACCTTGGTCATCACCAAAAGACACTGGATGATACTTGTTAAGTTCCAAATACGACTTAATTAATTCTTCATCGCTCATTTCATCTTCACCTATAAAAGACCTATATTTTTTAAGATTTTTAATTAACTCGTCTTTATCGATTCCGTTGAACCCTTCTATAATATAATTATAAATTGCTTCTTTTATAGTATTTGGATTGTGTCCCCTCGCAGTAATTATCGCAAATATTGAACCATTATTGATTGCTTCTCTAAAGTCATCAAACGCCGGTCCTTCTTTCGCCCTCATTGCATCCACCAAAAAATCTTTATCCCCATCGGTTCTAAAGTTTCTGAACGGAGAGTCACTATAACCTACAATTGTGTTACCTTTATAATTAAATGGTTCTTTTCCTATTTGATGTCTAAACTCAGCGAAATCATCAGTAGACATTCCAACCTCATTACCACTCTCATCTTTAACTAAAATTTTAGTCGGCATATGAACTATATTATCGTCCCAATCGAACGCATAATATTTTAAGTCCGGAGTACCCTCACTCTTGAATCCTTCTGTAAAAACTTTTTTCATTTGGCTAAAGGGGGGATTTAACCCCCCTATTAATTATTAGATATTTTCGAACGAAGCTCCTGTTGGAGTGATGAAGAATTCGATATCGATGAATTCTAATGCCTTCGTTGGTTTTAAGTATATCTTTCCTGTTAATGTATTTCTATCTAAATCTTCAGGTGAAGAAGAAACTGTTACTCTAAAGTCATAAAGACCTCTGTCTCTTCTAATTGAATCTAAGATAGGGTTAACACTATCTAAGAATTGTTGTCTAACGATTTGGTCGTTTTGTTCGAACAACAATCTTACCGCTACTGCTGAAATCAACTTACGAGCTTGAAGTAACAATCTTCTTACGTTCAATCTATTAAGTGCTGTGTCAGCAACTTGTAAGGTTTTGTTACCCCAAATTACAGTTCCCACATCAGAGAATGTTGCAATTGGGTTGATTCTACCTTGATACAAAGTATCTCTATCTTCTTGAGTCAACTTAACTCTCGCTTTAATAGAGTTTACAAGACCTCTTGTGTAACCCGCTGAAGCGAACCAAGGGAATGCGATGTTATCTGTCAATGCCAAGTTTCTACAAACTTCACCTGTTGGTGGAAGATAGATTTGTGTGTTATTAACAGTATCTCTTGTAAGAATCCAAGGATAGTAAGTTGCAGTGTAGTTAGAATCTATACCTGTGTTATCCAAGTTGTCAACCGCTTCTTGAGGATAAATAATATCCTGTGGATTAGTTGCGTCAGGTGTATACATTAAGTAATCAGGTGTAGTTGCGATGTAAACTGAATCCGCTCTTGAGAATTGTACCATGTCGATAGCTTCTTCTACAAGGTTAGAGTTGTTTACATAATCAATACTTGATGTCGCAAATACGTTGATGTTAGTTGATTCAGGGTTAGCAAACGTCAAGATACCAAGTAAGTAAGCGTAGTAGTCGGTGTTTGCGAAATCTTGAGTATTGTTTTGAACCACAATTCTCTTGAATAATCCGTCGCCAGTTGCATTTGGATATCTTGTAGAAGGTGATGCACCTGCCAAGAAACCTGCCGCACCTAATTGGAATCTGTCCTCGTTAGTTCTAAACTCTCTATAAATGTCCCATCCATCAAAACCACCTGCGAAACATATTGTGAATTTTCTTGAGTAAATGAAGTAATAAGGGTTTTCTTGAGTTTCAGGATCTCTTGTGAAGTCAGCAACACCACATTCAAATGCAGTTTGACCACTTGTTAGTGAAGAGTTAGAAATCGTAACAACGGTTGCTCCTGAATCCATGTGGAAACCTTTACTTAAATAATTCCATGGTGCCCCTTCAACAGGAAGTGGAGATGTTACCCAATTCAAAGGATTTTGTGTTCCTTTGTATTGTAAGAATGAATCATCAATTCCAAATTGACTTGAGAAACCTAAATAACTTCTTCTGACAATATCTCCGGCAGATTCAGTAACGTCGGTTGGTGCTCCGAACGGAGGGTTATAAATTACTTCACCAGGAAAATAGTACTTGGTTTTGAAGATTGGAACTGGTGAAGGGTTACTTACTGAAGCGTATTCTCTTTGAGTATATCCATAGAAACCACAAGGAATAGCATCGATTGGTGCTTCGTCAGCCAACTCAATCATAATGTAACGTGAAATCAAAGCATACTCTCCGTCACTTGAACCGATTTTCTTAGCAACGAAATTATTAGATGCTGGGTCCATGTTACAGTTAGTGAATTTTTCAATCACCACAGGGTTAGCGTCAGTGTCAAAGAAATTTCTAACCAATACATCAAATGTCATATTATTAAATGACAAGTTAGAGATAGAAACTTTTACTTCTGTGTTTGCAGCGTTACCGTCAGAAATTGATATAAATTTGAATAAGTTATAAACCTTATTACCTCTAAGTTCAGATACCAAATACGGCGTACTTGGTGACTTATATTGAGTTGCATTATATGCTATTGATTGAGGATCTTCACTTCTAGCTCCTTCAAGTGCAATTAAATTGCAACTTAATCCACGAATATATCCTTGATTATAAGCATAAGTCAAAGTTGATGGATAAATTTCTTCAACATATACAGGAACTTCATTTCTTGACTTACCAAAGTTATCAACTCCCAATACTTTTGTAATGAACTTTGGTGAAGAAGGAGACATAGATGTTTCAAAAGAGAAATTGTCATTATCTTTTGTAACACCTGAAATCATGAATGATTCAAATGGAGATTGAGTAACTCCTGAGTATTGTTCACTACAATTCAAAGTCAAAGCCGATAATGCGTTAACTTCATAAATTGGTCCGTGATTGTCACTAGTAGAGCTATTAGTATATAAAGATATACCTCTTGAACGTAAAGTCGCAACAACCATGTTGTTATATTCAGAATATGCAGTTCCGGAATAAGTATAAACCGTACCTGAACAAGTACCTGTGAAAGTAGAAGACGCTCCCGAAGTTAATGAAGAAACGTAATAGAAGAATGAATATCCTGAATAAGCATTCCCTGATGTAATATCAAAGTTAGCGTAATACCACGAGTCATTCGAATCGGATGATAAATCGTTAGTTGCAAGATTAACAGTATCACACGTATATTCATTTATTATGTTTGAATAAGTTGCTGTCAAATCATAAAAATCAGATTCCGGCATTGCTCCATAAACAACCGCAGTGTTTGCAGATAAAGATGGAGTATCCATAATATCATTAAGATTACTTGTAAAATCTAACGCTAACGTAGAGGTACTACCATCTGATAGTCTATATTGCGTATTGAAATTAGCTAATACTTCGGCAGGTAATGCTCCTCCTACAAAAGATACTGTGTTTGCGGATGATGAACCTGTAAAAGTTGCACTCCATGTTGTTCCAGTTGCCGGATTTAGACCGATAGTTAATGGGTCAACATTTGCGGTCACTTTAATACTCCAAGATGGTCCAGCGTCATATCCTGACAAACCTAAAATTCTTGTAACAAAAAGTTGATTCGATTGTTGTAAGTATGACTTTGCAATATATGCCGCTTCATACTTCGGGATTTGTGTGTTTATAAATTTTGTAGGTTCAGTCCCCCCAAAATATGCTTGAAACTCATCGTAGTTCGTGATGAAGATAGGTTCAAATGCGGGACCTTTGATTGTTTCCCCGACTAAACCTAACGTAGTCACACCTACACTTTGAGCCACAAATGATAAGTCAGTTTCAGACGTATATACTCCAGGTGATACGTATACCTTTTGATTTACTTGTGTTGCTTGAAAAAACATAGTTCAAAATTATTGTTAGCAAATTTATTTTAATGATAAATATTCATATCTAAGTGAAAAAACTTGACTTTTGAATATCTATTTGTAAGTAGTATGATTTTATTCTACCTTTTTTCTACCTATGAAAACAACTAAAGAAATAAAGAATATCAAAATTTCCCCTGAATCCCATGAGATACTAAAAAAGTACTGTGAAAAGCGTGGAATTAAAATCTATAAATTTTTGGAAAATCTTATTATAGAAAAGTGTAAGGAGAAGAAAGATATCTATGGTGAGGGTTAAACTAACTGAGATTCGAACTCAATGTTAGATTCTAAAGTGTTGTCAGTTTTGACAACATCAATTCTTAAAATATCATTTGTGGTGATTTGAATTTCTGAAACATCAGTACCAAAATAATCACCATTTATGTAGACATCAAAACTATCAACATTGGTAGACCCAATTAAAGACATGTTTGCTCTGAAATCAATAATTTCACTTAAGGTGTTATTTCCAACTATGTATAAAAAGTTGGATAAAAATTCATCAGGATTTTCAGGAAACTTTGGTCTTCTTCTTTTTAATACGGTAGTATCCAATTCCATGATTTGAGCAACTCTTGCAATTGCAGGTTTGACTTCAAATTCCTCCTCATCAATCAAGTAACCTAACATAGTGAAGTCATAAGTTTGAATAAAATATTTTCTAGCATCCATCTGCATTTGTGACTCGTCAGATATATTATTGAGGACAATTGGAACATATTGACCTTTAATAAAAGTATATGCTTGTCTTGAAGAAAACTTTTGCATCACAATTTTATTGAGTTGATTAAGTTCTCTCATTCTATTACAAATGATTTTTACACTGTAATTAATATCAACTGGGACTGGTTGTGGGATTGTATATATATCCATACCTTGTTCATTTCCATTCCAAGTTGGCACAGAAGCGTAATAGAATTGTTTTCTGTTAGGTATATTATATTTTAAGGACGGATTAGTCCCGAATTTAACTTCAGGCTGCCTTACCACAGTAATGAATGGAGGCTCGGGATTGAAATCCAAGTTGGTAAATAATGCCGTTTCAACATATTGAGACCAATTTTGTGTTGTGATTATAATATCAACCATCGGAATAATTTTTCCTGCGGTCACAACTTTAAGATCTTCTTTGACAAAATCTAACATACCTCTATCCAAATCAGCATGTAATACTGACTTTGGTAAGTAAGTTCCATCTTTGTTTATAAACTCAAGAAGTTGTTCTCTTCTTGCATACAAAGTTTTCTTCGGAACTAAAGGTAATGTAGGTTTTACTTGTTTTGGTAATGGCATCTTTTTTTATTTTTTAGAATTATCATGTCCACATTTATGACACATGTAAGGGTCTTTCCCTCCTTGAGATAATTTCCAAGACCAACCACATTCATCACAAATAACTTTCTCTTTGGTGACCTTTTCAACTATTCGAGCCAGCTGAGTTTCCCTAACAATAATTTTCATTATATTCCCCTAAATTCGTTTTCACTTACATAAGTGGCAATAACAGTTCTATAAAAAGGTTTATATCCACCGTATGTATGTTTATTATCCGATTTTACATATCCATCATCACTAACAGCATAATATCTAACTCGGTCTTCGGACTCGTAGTATCCAATGTAATCACCCATAAATATTTCGACACCCATATCATCCAAAGTTTTTTGATAGATACTAAACTGCATATTACCTGGTTCTTGTTGTTCTATTTTAGAAGTTCCAATATTTTTATTAGTCGGAGCCATAACTTTAACTAATCCTTTTAATTCAACAGGTGCAAGAAACTGTATCCCATCTTCCAACACTTCTCCATATACATCATCAGTTTTTGTCTTTCTTCTATCAATACGGTAAAGTACTATGGTGAAATTCATATCACCGATTAGCCATTCTTCACCCATGCCGATATCTAAACTATAATCTTCAGCACCGAAGAATTTACCTAATCTTGTTATTGGAACTAACTTTTCTGCCATTATATTATGTGGTTTCCTATATATTGATAAATACTCAGTTTATAACTATATTTAAGCCAAATATTTTTCTTATAGATGGATGTAAGTCTAGAATCGAAAGCATTATCCCTATTGGAATCTTATGAAGGTGGAAATAACTATTTGCTTGAACTCAAACGAAAGTCTCAAATAAATAAAAAATTCTATCCAACAAGAAGCCAATCTGAGTATATTATCAATAACCATAACAACCAACCAAAGGTTGCAAAGAAGTGGGTTATACTAGACGCATACTTCGCAAAAAAGTTAGCGGATGACAAATTATATACCATAATACCTGATAAAGTGTGGGTTGAAAAACTATTGTGTGATACAGAAAAAGCATTTCACATTTGGGGTAAGGTGTTCGAAACTGAAGAATTCCACGATTTTTGGTTACCAAAAGCCGCAATTATAAAAGACAATTCAGTTAAAGATGTTGTTATAGATTATGAAAAATATTCTCATAGACCTCCACTCCAACATCAAAAAGAATCAATCCAAAAACTTGTTGAAAATAAAAAATTCATATTAGCTGACGATATGGGTTTGGGAAAAACCACTTCAACAATCATCGCAGCTTTAGAAACAGGAGCAAAGAAGATTCTTATCATTTGTCCTGCAACTCTGAAGATTAATTGGAAACGAGAAATTGAAAATTATTCAGACAGATCAATATTCATATCAGAAGGAAAAACATTTAGTACCGAACACGATTTTGTTATTATAAACTACGACATTATAAAAAACTTTCATGACACTAAGAAAAAAGATGAATCGCAAGTTATTTCTGCCAATTTTGATTTGGTGGTCGTTGACGAAGCTCACTATATCAAAAATCCTACGGCACAAAGAACAAAACTAATAAACGACATTGCCAAAGGAGTTGATAGATTGTGGTTGTTGACAGGTACACCAATGACATCAAGACCTATGGATTATTTCAATCTATTACATCTTATTGAATCACCCGTCGCCAAAAATTGGATGGCTTACGCAATTAGATACTGCGGCGGATATCAATTTAATGTTGGAGGACGTAAAGTTTGGAACGTGACGGGTTCATCCAATTTGGAAGAGTTAAGAGACAGAACAACAGGTCTTGTATTACGAAGACTCAAAGAAAACGTGTTGGACTTACCCGAAAAAATAATAACCCCAGTTTATCTTAGATTGAAATCCAAAGCGTATGAAGAAGTTATGGGTGAGTATTATGATTGGTATGATAAGAACCCTGAAGAATCCAAATCATTAACTGTACAGTTTACCAAACTTACCAAAGTACGACAAATCATTGCGGATGAAAAAATACTTCAAACAATTGAAATCGCTGAAAACATTATTGAACAAGGTAAGAAGGTAATCATTTTCTGTAACTTCACCGATTCCCTAAATAAGATTTGTCAACATTTTGGAAAAGCCTCAGTTAAAGTCGATGGGTCTATGTC